AACATCTTCTATAACAACAACTCAATTAGGTTATTTAAGCGACGTTACGTCATTAATCCAAGGACAATTAAACAATAAAACCGATTCGGGACATACCCATTCAATTGCTAATATTAACAACCTTCAAGCCGATTTAAACACTAGGGCTGTAACCTCTAGAGTTGTCGCCACAGCTTCGGGACTAACAGGAGGGGGAGATTTATCGGCTGATAGAACAATAGGATTAAATATTTCTGCACTCCAATCTAAGACTACCCCATCTATTTTAGATGAGGTTTTGATCTATGATCCTGTCAGTTTAAGCCACCGACGGACTACAGTATCAGGAATAACTGGCTATTCTGGAGGTGGTGGCGGTGTTACTGCTCATGGTGCGTTAACAGGATTAAATGCAGACGATCACCCTCAATATTCCCTTGCAGATGGGACTAGATGGACTGTTACACCAACAGGTAATAGGGTAGTTATCGCCACCGCGTCGGGAGTTATTGCCTCATCTTCTATAACAACAACTGAGTTAGGTTACTTAAGTGGGGTTACTTCATTAATTCAGGCACAAATAGACGGCAAAACGGCATCTGGACATACCCATTCGATTGCTGATATTAACAACCTTCAAACCGATTTAAACGCTAGAGTTTTAACCTCTAGGGTTATCGCTACGGCTTCGGGATTAACAGGAGGAGGTGACTTATCGACTGATAGAACTATAGGATTAAATATCCAAGCACTACAATCTAAAACAGTTCCTGCTAATGTAGATCAGGTCTTAATCTACGGAATATCAGAATCAAGCCACAGGATTACTACTGTATCAGGACTAACTTCGGGACTACAGCCACTGTTAATTAGTGCAGGAAATATTAAAACAATTAATAATCAATCCGTACTAGGGACTGGAAATATAACAATTACTGGCGGCAGTTCCCCAACAATAACAACTTTGACCGACGCTGCTACTGTCACCCCTAACGTAGACACAACTACAATAGGAATACTAACATCATTGTCGCAAAATACGACGATAGCCAATTTTACTGGTACTCCTGCAAATTATCAGGAATTGGTATTAAGAATTACTTCGTCTTCTATAAGGCGAATATTCTGGGGGTCTGCATATAATGGATTATTACCTAACACGACTTCAGGAAACGGAATAGAGGATTACTTCTGTTTTAGATTTAATTCCCTAGATAATAGATTCGATTTAGTGTCTACTAATCAACCATCCGACGAAGTTGAACTATCTTATCTAACTTCTAGTTTAATTTTGACAGGTAATTTATGACCAGTACAATTCCACAAGGGACTCAATTAAAATATTTCAACTTGACGGTGAACAATGTTTCACTGCAAAATAGATTTTCAGCAGCGATTACAATAGTCGCTAATGGTATTTTGCAGGATGAAAATAGTTCATCCCAATTAATAAAATTGTCCAAAAAAGTTGCTAGTGATCCTAGTGAGATGGAAATTCTAGTAAAACAAGCAATCAAATTCGCTATTTCACAAGGATTAATTATTACTTCTGAGTCTACTGTGTCAAACAATCAAGACGGAACTTTTGACGATAGCACTGTTTCTGACGCAACAATAGAGTCCATTATTTTAGGATTAGCAGCTAATTCTGCATTGTTAACAACTTTAGGATATGAGAATTAATTATGGCACTTAACCCAGAAACACAAAGCCCTAGATATGCTATCGAACAAGGGACCTTTAAAGGGGTTCTGACAGGAACAACTATTGGAACTTTAAATTCCGACACTAACGGGGTTATTGTTTGCCCTGCCGTAACCAACGGAAGTCGAATTGTGTCGTTGTACGGGATGACAAATGACACCGTGACAGTCAACATTTTACTTTACGGATTTACATTGACTGGACATCCACAAGGTAGCAGTTTTGTTCGCCCAATTGGATTAGTTAATATTCCTCTGTCTAGTGCTAATACTTTTGCCGCTCGCTTTCACGTTGATATGCTGTCTCTAACAAATTTACCTGGGATAGAGATTGACCCAAGTTCAAGAAAACCATTTATTCTGTTAGGAAGGGGCGAGGCGTTAAAAGCCACAACTTTAGCAAATTTAACCGCTAGTGCGGTTTGTATTATTAGTGGCGCAAAGTTCGATTATCTGGGGTAAAATATGAGCCACATAGGAAATGTTACGGGCAATTATTTGGGGAATTTTGCAGGGCATGGGTCGGCAAATTATTCTAAAAATGATTTATGGAGTCCTATCGTATTAAATCCTCTGTTTTTATTTGAAGCAGAATCAAATAAATTGCAGGTCGAAGATAACGCAGTCGTAAGCATTTATGATCAATCGCAGCATAAAAGAAATGCTATTGCAGCGACAACTCAGGCAAGGCCGTCATTTTCTACTGTTTATGGTGGAGCAATAAATTTTGTGCAACAAAATTTATTGTCATTTTCGCAAAATTTATTGCTTTCTGGCAATTTTACTTTATTTACTTTTATGGCAAACAATGGGGGGAGTATTTTTGTGCCTTTTGACACGAATGCAAGCACTCCCACAACCAGCAATAACTTGAAATATATGTGGTTCAATGGATGGGGACAATACTGGACTTCCTTTCAAGTTTCAACATCACCAATTGTTGGCACTACGATGACAAATCAAGCCCCATATTTACAAGTATTAAGAAGAGATGACAATATATTGACTTTTTGGGAAAACGCGAATCAAACAAATATGGTAGCAAATGCTACCACCTGTAACATTTTGGACGCTGGAGGAAGTAGACAAACAAGTTTACCTACAAACTATTTCCTGATGGCTGCGGGAATTTTCGACAAAGCTTTGTTGACCTCTGAAATACAAAAAATACAAGGATGGATCCCATGGAAACGAGGATTACAAAATATTCTCCCTGCCTCCCACCCCTACAGAAATCGACCACCATTAGTTGGAGATTAACATTATGCCCATTGATTCTACCCATCCACAATACGATCAATTTAAGAAAATGATCGAGTTTTTATCTGCTTCTTACGAAGGTAAAAAATCATGGTATCCCTACGAGCAATATGGAAACATTAACTCAACTCAGATAACCGATACATCTGTTGATTCTACCAATGGTTACGTATGGCTGCGAAATATCTTTTTACCACCAGAACATCGGGAATCACCAGAAAAATATTATGGTAGGCTAAAACGATCTAGATATAAAAAACTATTTGAGAAAACAGTTAATAATTTTGCAGGACTATTAAGTCAATTTAGCATTAAACCTGATACTCTTAATTGGTATTCTCAAGAGCAAAAAGAAACAATTTTAAATAATATTGACTTGCGAGGAACAAGCTTACAACAATTTTTAGTAGATGCTGACATATCGGCTTTATGTAAGGGATTTTGTGCGATTATAGTAGATTATAGTCGTAATGGGGATGCTTCAAAAAAAAGACCGTTTTTAACTAGAGTTGATAGAGAAAATATAATCAACCCCTTAACTGTTTTTCGGGATGACGGATCAATGGCTGTAGACAGATTGGCAATAAAAAGAAGCTATTACAAGCAAGATCCAAGTGATAGATATAGTGTAAAATTAACAGATCAGTTTATTGAATATCTTCCTGGGTATTTTGCTATCTGGGAAAAGGTAGATGGCAGCTTGACTCTTGTAGATGAAGGCGATACCTCTCTACCTATAATTCCAGTAATTTTTTACCCAAATAACTGCAATAATCCCCTTGAGATAGAACCGCCATTATTAGGAATTGCCGAGGCTAATTTAAGCCACTATCGACTACATACGGACTATCTGGAGTCTCTGCATTATCAAGCCCCTTTGTATGTTAGGACTGGGGTAGCAAACACTTCGGATGACACAATATTAAAGCCCCTTTTAATCTCTCCCCATACCGTTGTTGATTTAGCAGTGGATCAGAAACTTGAAATATTAGAAACCACTGGAAACGCAATAGGGCTTAAAAAAGAATCTTATGAAGAAATAGAGCAAGAGATAGCCCGAGAATCCCTTAACTTCCTTGGCTCCGAACAAACGATGACAGCCACGGAAGCTAATATCAGGGGAACGGTATCACGAGCCAATTTAAGTCTTTATGGCTCCGACAAAATGAGTGCGGTCAATGAAATTTTCACCTTATGGGCATTGTGGGAAGGTAAAAAGCCACCATCGGATCAGGGGATAGTAATTAAAGAAGGATATTGGATGGGCTTAACTCCTGACATGATCCGAGTCCTGACAGAACTTTTTACCCTAGGGGCTTTGG